CATTACCTGGAGTGTCCAACATTAGAAAATGTGCCATCTCCACATCGCCATATCGTAAAATTTTACGAGCCGGTAAAAATCTTTGTCCAAAAGTATAAAAACCTGTCTCATACTCTAGACACGGATTATAAAACGTAGGAGTTACATGCGACCCACCCGTCGCATTGATTTCAGACGTACAAATTTCCTTACGTCTGTTTCCAGTTACTCCTGCCATATCAAATGAAGTAGAACCATTTGCAGCACCATTAACGCCTTGACGTGAAACAGTCAAATTGGGTTGCCGTCCAGCAGTCTCAATCTGAGTGTATATAGCCTTATGGCGCATACCACCTCTCCGACATACAAATGCCGGTGTTAAGTAGTTAATTAACGTATTTCCTACGAAATTATATGGTTCTGTAGCAGGTACTGAAGAAGTTGCACTATCCTGTGCTGATCCTGTTTCCCATCCTCTGTAGAATGGAAAATCATGTACAGTAAATTGCACAATGCGGTCAGCAGCATACGTTCCAATATCTGCTGGAAAATATGTATTGTGATAGTAGTACCTCTTAAGCATCTCCCTGAAAGAGAGAATCCTTTCTCCTTGATATACCAAATATTGATTATCTTCTGGAATACCTTCACCCATACCGAAGGTCTTAATTTCTCCTACACAAGTAGGAGCATTGGAACTATCCGCTGTGGTAGCAAGAACATCTGGTGCAATTTCTGACTGTTCAGCAAATACTGACAATTCATTATAATTGTTTGGTGAGGGTGCTGCAACTGCATAATCATCTCCTGCGGATACCCAAATTTGAATATCTACATCAGCTGCAGTCGTTGATGGAGTTGCCAGTTCATTAACCACATAAACTGAGAGAGTTCCATTATCAAATTCGGTGCCACCTGCTACGGGAGCAGAGTCGCTATAGAGAGTGGTTGATAATAAGGCACGTACTCCTTGATTACGTCCCCACGCTCTAATATCAGCCCATTTGACCTCATATTCGAAGTCTCTTTCTTCCTTAATATCAATAATTGTCGAATAGACTTGATTATAAGGAATAGCTCCAGCAGGACTAGTGTTAGGGTTATACACAAGACGTAATCGCCCACGATGATACTCAGAACATACGACATTGAAGCGAAATCTAATAGACCCTTGCCATGCCTCAAATGGTGTTGATGCAAAAGCAATAGCTGTAGAATGCAATTCTTCAACTGGAGAAGCAGTAAGAACTTGCCCATAAATGGGCATAACCTTAAATGAGGTTAAAAGAGTGTCCGTAACTGCAGACTCGGGCCAATTAAATTGACGCCAAAATGAGGGTCTTTGTGCTATAGAGTTGATAGTTAATTCATCTTCTCCACCCAAACCCATAACTCGCGAATCTATAGACAATTCATTCTTAGAATCTAGAGTTAACTTGACAAGATTTTCAGGCGTATCACTATTACACAAATTACCCGCATAACGTGGTACTATAGTTAAAGTATCCTTCAAGTTTTGGGGACGGGAATAACCAAAAAGACGTGCAACTTGACCTATACGTGTTGCTACCATCTCTGTGGACTTAGCATAAGGACCTATGACGGGAATCATTGACAACGCATTTGCAGCCTTTGCTATTGCTGAGGCTGGCTTACTAATAACACCATCCGGCTCCCATTCGGAAGAATTCTGAGTATTATTTGCCTTTCTAATTGGCTTCTTAGGCTTCTTACCGCTAGCCTGAGTGTCATAAGGCTTAGGGAAACCAAATTCATCCAAATCAGCGGCAGTAACAGCTCCTTGTGCAGCAGTTGTAGTAGGCACAGCCAATGTAACATTTTCTGCCCATACAAATACCACAACAGAAATGGGATCATTACCACCATTTGCATGATGTAAAACATCAAAATCATGGATAGTAACGCGTCCCATATTGTCTTCCCAATTAGCTGTAGTAATATCAAGATAATTCTCAGGCCAAATAAATGGTAAGAGCATTTCTCCGCCCTGCGAAGTGCAAGGATCTAGTAGAAGATGTGGCTTTTGGGAAGCCTGAACTAAATCTTGAATAAAGAATGCTCTATTCTTGGTAACATCATCATCTTCCAAATAAGGATTATAAGATAATAGTGCACGTCCATAGTAAAAACTATTTCCATTCACTAATACCTTCATGCGCAAATTACAGCGCAAATTACGATAACGATTAATTTTATCAAGAATATCAGCATTCCCGAAGAAATCCGACCACGGATTGAACACCTGAAAGAGCTGTCCACCCGGAGTCCACTGGAACTCCTGGATCTTAACAGGTCTCGAAAGAAATGACCCGAGCTGAGCGTCAGAGAATCCTGCGAGCTGAGCTGTCTCATCAGGAGACGCAGCAATATCGTACGACCAAGGCGTATCCCCGTCGATAAAATGGACATTCTGCGCCGCTGTTTCATTCGCGACTTTGTTGACGGTAAAACCGGCACCGTCGACCGTGTTTGACATGTTAGGGGAGTTGTCTTCTCCTTTTTCAAGTTCATTGTTACTAGTCTATTTATGTTTATCTGTAAGCAAGTCGTGACTAAGACATTGAAACAGAGCAATATTTGTTTGACTGGCGAGGTCTCTGGTAAATACCAGTATCGCAGAGTGTACGATGCCATACATCTATGTAGCCTCCATTGTATAAAATAATATGCAAAATCTATAAAAATGTGGTAACCAAACATAGAGACCTATTTTAAACTTATACTACGCATAGGTGCGGAGTTGTGGATCGAGTTTAAAGTCATCCCGGGACATTGAAGAACTTAATCACAAGCAAAATGATCGGCATACTTTTCCTTGAAAAGCTTAAGACGATCATCAAAACTTGTGTTAAGTTCTGTACATGCATGTGCAATACCCGCCTCCTTTGCGATTAACGTCATTTGTGCACGACGTATCTCGTAGATTGAACGACCATATTGCCACCATTCACGAAGAGCCCCATCAATATTCATAGCACTTTGATCCTCTAAAGACACAGTCTTTGATTTAAGAACAGAATGTAATGATTTCCATATCGATTGCTCATCTAACAAACCATGAATAAGTCCAGTATCCTCACTATATTTATTATGACGCTTCAGAAAATCTGCAGCGGCATCAGTCATATAAGGTGTAGGAACACTCTTCTTATCTGGCATAGTAAACACAATATCGTGTCTACCTAAAAATTCTGTGTAAGAAATATGATTAAACCAAGGATATTCCTTGGCAACAGATCCCTTAACATCATCCCCATACGTCATAACAGCAACAGCATGTTGGAAGGGGGGAGGATTACCTTCCAAAGCAGGATACATATCATAATAAGCACAACGCATCAATAATGAATTTACAATACAGTTAACATATACAGTTAGATTTTGACCAGACGGATTAGATCCATGATGAATAATAATATCTCCATTATAATGTACACACGAATATGCGACTTCCGTACAAAGGGCGCGCATAATCAATAAATCATCTTCACTATACGATCCATATCTTTCAGCAATATCAATCAAAACTTTGAATGCAGCTATAATGAGTTGTGCAGGCATACGCAAATCATATTTACTATAATCTCCTGCAAAAATACGGTTTTCACCTTTAGACTTCATATGTCTAGCGATTTGGTCCCATTCAGGTCCCTGAGCATTTATACCCACAGCTACTTCGGATTTCAGAGGAAATAGCGAGAGAATACGTGCAATAGGGAGAAAATAGGTCCTAATCAACAATTGAGTAGCCCAATCGGCAGCTTGAAAGACGCGAACTTTCTC